AAGGGACGCGGTTAAGGAGCGCCGGGCTCAGTTTTTACTGGAGCTGACCGATGGCTGACTTCTGGGATGTCGATGCTCTTTTGGCGGAGCCAGAGGAGGAAGAGAAGGAGATACTTACTCCTTCGGAAGTTGTGGCGGTGCCGTCAATCGAGGTGGTGCGGCACAATCTGCTGGCTCTGATTCAGCAGGCGCTCGAAGGGGCGATCCATACATCAGCGGCGCGGGACTTGGAGCCGAACGATGTGAAGGTGGTCTCGGAACTGATGCGGTCACTGAAGTTGGCCGAGGACATGCAGAAGGATGACGCACTGAGCCAAATGGATGATGAGACGCTGCAAGCGTTGGCGGAGAAGGCGCTGGCGGTGAAGCAGTTGGGGGATGGCGGGGATAATGAAGATTAATTGTTTCGGCCGGTTGGGGGTTGGGGATGATTCGGATTAGGGAGAGTCGCCCAGGGGACATGGCATTTGTATACTCCTCCTGGGTGAAGTCGTATGCGGGGCGAAATAAAGATGTTCCCAGGAGTCTCGTGTATGGGGCGCAGGTTGATATTATCCGTGAGGTCGTGAAGGGGTGCCACATCTTGGTGGCGACTCCGGAGGGCGCGGATGATGATATCTGTGGGTGGGTGTGTTATCGTTTGCCTGTGTATCAGTTCATGTACGTTAAGGCGCCGTTTCGGCGATTTGGCGTGGCGATAACACTGATGAAGGCGACCGGGTGGAACCGTGGGCCAATCATGGGGGCCTACAAACCATCGAGAGATATACTGAAGAAGATTGAATTTGAGTATGCGCCGCAATTGCAGCGGTTGGACATGCTGGAGAGGTTTGCCGATGAAGGTGTATGCAGTTAGGTTCAACTCGGATGTGAAGCCGCTTATGAACCAGACGTTTATAGATGTGAATCACCCGGCCACCAGGGGCTTTAGCCTTAAGGTGGAGGGGCAGTTTTTGCTGGTTTCGCATGAGAAGGGCGGGCAGTTTGCTGTGCCAATGTCGTCAGTCTCATGGATGAAGATTGATGGGGCGGTGATTAAGCCTAAGCGCGGGCGACCAAAGAAGGCGGTCAGTGAAGCAGTATGATGCCGATAGCATACTCCAGGAGTATGTTCGCCGGTTTGGCGACACCACTAGCCTCGAAGATACGCGGGAGCTAGGGCATCGCACTTTCAAGTGGCGCAATGATTTGTTTGACTACCAGCTCGGCTTCATCGACGACGAATCACAAATCAAGACGGCGCTCTGCAGCCGCCGAAGTGGGAAGACTTATGCTTCGTGCTACTACTTGCTTGAGGAAGCCAGTCGGCATCCCGACATCATCTGCGCTTATATTGCATTGACCAGACGGTCAGCAAAACGACTGATGTGGACGGAGCTGAAGAGGGCGGACCGCAAGTATATGCTGAACATCAAGTTCAACAATGCTGAACTGGTGGCGGAGCTTAAGAATGGCTCTCAAATTATTCTGGCAGGGGCGGATGACGAAGCCGAGGTCGACAAGCTCCGAGGGTCGGCGTACCGGCTGGTTATTATCGATGAAGCGGCGTCATTCGGGCCGCACTTGTCGGTGCTCATTGAAGAGGTTTTGGAGCCGGCGCTCGTTGACCACAACGGAACGCTCGCGATGATTGGAACGCCAGCGGCCCACTGCTCGGGTATTTTCTATGAGGCCACAACCGGGATTAGGCCGGAATACTCGACCCATAGTTGGACCATCATGGAGAACCCGCACATTCCGCATGCCGAGGAATGGCTGGCCAAGAGGCGCAAGCAGAAGAAATGGGCAGATGACAATCCAATTTATCTGCGCGAGTGGCGGGGTAAGTGGGTGCGCTCGGATGACTCACTGATTTATAAATATGGCGAAGAAAACTTAGTCGAGTCTATGCCGACCGATGAGTTTGACTTTGAGTATTGCCTGGGGATTGACCTTGGTTACGAAGATGCGACTGCCCTGGTGGTAGGGGCGTTCTGCAGGAATCTGCCTGACTTCTACATTGTCGACTCGTTTAAGAAGAGCCACATGCTGCCGGTGGATATTGCGGCGAAGATACGCGAGATGGACGCCACGTATAACTTTACGACAATGGTGGCCGATACCGGTGGTTTGGGTAAGTCGATTGTTGAGGAGTTTCGGAAGCGTTACTCGCTGCCCCTGAAGGCCGCAGAAAAGCGCAACAAGGGCAGCTACATCGAACTACTGAACGATGATTTGGCAACCGGCAAAGTCAGGGTGCTCGACCAGAGCATACTCGCCGAATGGGATGTTTTACAGTGGGACGAAGACCGGCGCAAGGAAGACCCCCGGTTTGATAACCACCTCTCGGATGCCTGCTTGTATGCATGGCGCGAGAGTCGGCACTACACATTCCAAGAAGACGAAGATTATATTCCTGAAGGCTTCTGTGAGGAAGAATTTAAAATTATGCAGCGATTAGAGGACAAACTCTACGCGCCGGAGAAGTCGTGGTGGGAATCAGAATGGACGTTGAATTGATAATAGCCCTGGCGCAAGAGCATGGTCTCAAGCGTTTAAGGGTTGGTGATATAGAAGTGGAACTCTGGGAAAAGCCGCGCCAACGCTATAGTCAGGCTGTGCCTGTGGAGGCTTTGGTGGATGAGAGCATCTCAGATGATGAAGAGGACCTTTTTTATTCAGTGGAGTGAGTAAATGAAGCCGAACAATTACTGGTGGAATGATGGCGTTAACAAGCATGAGCTGGTCTTTGATACTGTTGAGCAGATAACAGAGAACCAGACCCATCGGCCTAAAGACAACTTTAACCATGCTCGCCTGTATGGCAACGCGCATTTTTCTGACCTGCGCGGTGTTATGTCGGCGCCAAAGAACTCTAAGAACCGGGTAACGCTCAACATCATCCAGTCGATGTGCGACACGGTGACAGCGCGAGTGGCTAAGGCCAAACCCATGGCGACCTACCTTACATCAGGCGGTAGTTGGGCCATGCAGCAAAAGGCCAAGCTCCTGACTAAGTTTACCGAAGGCCAATTCTACCAGGCCGACGTGTACAAGGTTGCCCCTAAGGTTTTCCTGGATGCCTGCGTCTTCGGGACAGGCGTTATGAAGGTCTACGAGGAAGACTCTCAGATTAAGGTGGAGCGCGTCTTTCCTGATGAGATTGTTGTTGACGATCTAGAGGCCCGATATGCAGAGCCGCGCCAGATGTTCCAGCAGAAGCTTGTGCCAAAAGATGTTTTAGTGGCGCTTTTCCCCGAAGCCAAAAAGTTCATTGAGGAGGCATCGTCACATGAAGACCGTGATACTGAGCATTATTATGCTAGCGAACAAGTTCTTTGCATCGAGGCATGGCACCTACCATCATCGAAGGGTTCGAACGATGGACGACATGTAATTGTCATCGATAACCACACCCTTTTGGACGAAGAGTGGGAGCGCGACACCTTTCCCTTCTGTTTTATTCGTTGGACCGAACGGTTACTCGGGTTTTGGGGTCAGGGATTGGCTGAACAGCTCACTGGAATCCAGGTGGAGATAAATAAGCTCCTTCGGAACATCCAAGAGCAGATGCACCTCGCCACACCGAAGGTTTTCGTCGAAGCAGGCTCTAAAATCTCTAAGGCACACATAAATAATGAGATTTGGGGAATAATCGAGTATGCGGGCACACCACCGACTTTTTACGTCCCAAAAACGGTTTCTGGGGAGATATTCAGTCATTTAGACCGCCTATTTAGCCGTGCATACGAAATTGCGGGCGTAAGCGTGCTCGCAGCGCAATCTAAGAAGCCTGCGGGGCTCGAATCGGGCGTTGCGCTTCGTGAATTCCAAGATATTGAGACTGAGCGCTTCATTATGGTCGCTAAAGAGTATGAAAACCTCTTTTTGGACGTTGCGGAGCACATGATTGACCTTGCACGGGTCATTGCAGAGCGCGGAGACGCCTATGACGTGCTTAGTCATGGTGACGAGAGCATTGAGAAGATTAACTGGAAAGAAATTGACCTAGAGAAGACGGAATACGTGATGAAGGTGTACCCAACGTCGCTACTTCCGACCACACCGGCTGCGAAGCTCCAGAAGGTTATTGAGATGCTTCAAGCAGGCATGCTGACTCAGCAAGAGTCTCGCGCACTGCTGGATTACCCCGATCTAGAGGCTGTAAACCAGTTGGCAACCGCATCTCAGGAATTGTTCAACAAAATCATTGATGAGGCTATTAGCAAAGGCCGATACAACCCGCCGGAGCCATTTATGAACCTGGCGATGGGCGTGCAGATGGTTCAGTCGGCTTACCTGAAAGCCAAGATAGACGATGTGCCGGAGAAGCGCCTCGACCTTTTGCGGCGGTTTCTCCAAGACGCGGTGGCCATGCTCGCTTCCATGCAGCAGCAAGCAATGGCCCCGATGCCAGGACAACCCATGGAGCAGGATGTGGCGCAGCAGGGTGCTCGCCCCGGCGCTATGGCAGAACAAGAAATGGCCCAGGAGCAGATAGCCGCTCCAATGCCGACATAGGAGATTTGAATGGAAGAGCAGCAAGAAGCACCACCGGCTGAAGTCGTCGAAGAGGCCGTTGAAGAGGCGGTGGCGGAAGCTACTGAGGAACAACCGGCGGTCGAAGAGAAGCCCGACTTCTCCCGGCAGTTTAGCGCCATTGCGCGGCGTGAGCGCGAGCTTCGTCAGCGCGAGTCTCGCATGAAAGAGATGGAGGCGCGGTTCAGCGAAGTGGAGGGATACCAGAACGAGTATTCTGGAATTCAGGAGCTGGCGAGCAAGAATCCCTATGAGGCGATGAAAAAGTTGGGCATCGACTATGATGCCTTGACGCAGCAAGTCATTAATGAAGGCGAGCCCACGGCAGACCAGCAATTAAGGCTTGAGAACGAGGCTTTGCGGGCTCGGCTCGATAAGCTCGAAGGTGCTTACAACGAAGAGCACAAGCAGCGCGAGCAGGCCCAGGCGCAGGCCGCTCGGAACAAATTAATTGACAACGTGAG